CGTCCTACCTATACTAATCCAGTGTCAGAATTTGTCAGTGAAGGGCCTGCCGATTTGTACAACCGCATTGAACAGAATTTGTCTGATTTGCTTTCTCTAGGCCCTACATTCATTAAAGAAAGCGCGAAAGCCGCTGGAATGTCTGCTGTGGATTGGTTGGGAGCCGTAGCATTTCAAGGCTCTCAAAATCCGCAAGGGCTAGGTCAGGAAGTCCTTGGGGCGATCAGTTATCCATTCAGAAAAACTGCCGAAGTAAGTATGGATTATCTTAATCCTTGGTCTACAGTTGATGAGCAAGGCTCTCCTGTTGGTTTAATGCATTCAGAGCAAATGCCAGAATGGTTAAGCCGTTTAAACGATCCAAGTATGCGGATGACTATGATGCAGAATCCGGGGTTGCCTCTGGCAGGAGCAGTGCTAGGCGGCTTTGGCATTCCTATAAATAAATGGGCAGAAGGTGAGGATGTCCTTAAAGGGGATGTGTTAGCAGGAGTTGCCTCTTTGACTGGGCCTGTAGCAGGGCTGACTGCAAGAGGGGTTGGTAAGGTTGCTCAGAAAACAGCACCTACAGCCTTCGATGCATCAAGAAGAAAAATTTTACAAGGCGCGGCAGGAGCAACTGGATTGCTTGCTTTAGGAGGGAAAGGTCTTGTTGGGCGGGCTACCAAGGTTGGTTCTAAGGCTAAGTTAGGGGCATCAACCATTGGAAGAGGGCTTGCAGGAAATTTCTTTGGAACTGTAGGGGCATTACTCAAACAGGCAGAAACAGGACTCCCCGGCCCTGCTACGACTAGCGGCGCGGGAGTAGTTAAAGCCCATGAAAGCATGCCACTTTCGCCTAGTTCAATGATTAGGTTAGGAAATGAAGAAAGGTCTACCGTTAACTTCTTTACTAAATTTGCTAGAGCCGCTGAAAACAACATGGGGATACGAGAGTTCGATATTGAAGGTGGCAAAGTTATTGGTCGGGGTGTCGATACTTTTGGCGGCCTCATTGATCCAAAATCTGGTATGCCTATTAAGCCGAGAGTTCTGGATAGACTAGATGATCACACATTTGTTGCAGATTTAAATCCACCTACAGGGATGGAAGATTCGTATTGGAAATATTTAAGGGGTGTTGCTAAAGCAATTGATGCTGGCGATGAGCCTATTTCAGGTATATCAGAAGAGGCTGTTGGTATTATCAATAAAATCGTGGACGCACAAAAGAAACTTAAGACAGTGCCAGACCTTGGGCCGGGCCTTGACCCAATGTACGGAATAGGTGATTCTCTGGATAGTTTTTGGCGCACTGGTCGCGTTGATTTTTTGGAAGGGTTAGATGATGTCACCGTGAATAAATTAGTACAGCAAAGGCAGATATGGGAGTTAGATAGGACGTTTACAAATAGGTTAGATACTCAACTGCAAGATGTTAAGTGGGGGATGGCTCACTTGGAACATCTTGAGAAAACTGATCCTGAAAGACTTAAAGCAATTCTTACAGATATGACCAATATAGGAGAAGATGCGATCCCAGTCAATATAGCATCGGCTGATATTGCGAGAAAAATGTTAGAGGCTTTACAATGAACAAAAAACCTAGCAACAATAACAAGTTTGTAAAACTGTGGACTCCGCAAATGAAACGGAGAGTAGAGATTCTTTTCTACAATGGCGCTTCTATCGTAGAGGTATGCCGCGAGATCGGTATTGTAAAAAAGACATTCTACAATTGGATGGAAGCCTATCCAGAATTTAAAGAAGTTGTAGATCATGGAATGATTGCCGCTGAATCTTGGTGGATTGAGAGAGGCCGAGAGAATGTTGATAACCGCAAGTTTAATCACGCTCTCTGGCTACTGATGATGGTTAACCGATTCAAGTGGCACTCTGCTTACGCCAAGAAGGAAGAGAAAAAAGAAATTATTAACGAGCATAAGGTAGAAGTTAAGAACGCCGTAGACGTAGATTCTATTTTGCAAAAATCTATTCAACAGGGAATAGACCAGATAGACAAAATACATTAAGGATTGATTATGCCAAAAGTCGGAACCAAAAAATTCCCTTATACTGCTAAAGGAAAGAAAGCCGCTAAGTCCTACGCCAAAAAAACTGGCAAAAAAGTAAAGCCTAAGAAGGGTTACTAGTCATGGCAGACGCTGATGTTTCAGGCCCACCGGGTAATCTAAGCGGAGATACCGATGGTGGTGCAGATGCTCCTAGTGTAGGCCCCGGTACAGGCCAGAATCCTGATAACCCTGCTAAAGGAGTAAACGTTGGGGGTCTTTTAGGCGGTACTACAGGCTCTTCCGCTACTGATTCAGCACTGGCAGGTCTTTTAGGAATGTTGGGATTTAATCCTAGCGCCCCGGCTGTTGGAGTAAATGTAGAAACTGAACAAGAGCCTCAAGGCCATCCAGATTGGGGTCTTGGTGGAACTCCAATGGATTCAGATTTTTCTGGATATGCATCTACTGACCCCGGCTATGAAAAAGCAGTGTATGGGTCTGGAAAAGCACTTAGTTATAATAAAGCAAGACAAATTAATCTTTATGAAAGATTTGAACCAGTTGTTAATTCATTAGAACAGCAAATTAATGCTTTAAGACAAAAGAAAAATAAAACCCAAGATGATTACAAAGAACTTACTAAACTAAGCAGGCAGTACCAAAACTTATTAGACTCAGATCAGTATCAAAAATTGCAGGCTCATCGTAATCCTGCGCTAGGAATGATTCCAAAAGCATTAGCAGGAGCATTAGGGCTTGGTGCTATAGGGTTTGCTCCCGCAATAGAAAATGCATTAATTGAAAGAGGACATATAGACACAACAAGCCCTCAAGATGTTATGGACGCTGATCCGGCAGATGATGCTCCAGAAGGCCCAGATCAAATTAACAATACTGAAGACCAAAATCCTGCTACGTTTTGGTCTTTAATGAATACTGTAAGAAATAATAAAAGTATATTTCAAAATGTTTCTTCTGAAAAAATGAAGGAACTTCTCAGTAATCCAGAGAAATTTTGGAAATTTTACGAAAACGCTACAGAAGAAAACAATCAGAATCAATCTGAAAAATATGGCCCAGTATTATGGAAACCAGTTTCTGAAAAAGATAAAAATCTTGTCATTTTAACACCTGCTAATTTAGGTAAACTAAAAGTTTATCTTGCAGACGGTAGTGGTAAGATTATAGAGATGGCTCGTTCTATGGGACGAACCAATGGAAGAAGGCATACGTATAGATTTTCTAGACCGGGAAGTATGTATGGCTCAAACACAACGCTAGTAATTGGAGGAGTTCATTATCCAGTGTCTAATCCAAGCGTAAGATCAATGTTATCAACTGGATAAAGGTAAATTATTATGGCATACAATCCTTTTTTAAGATCAAGACTTTCTGAGGGCTACGGAGATTATATTAATCGTACACCCGGAACTGGTATTTGGGACGATTATATTGATACTGATGGTGATGGAATTGATGACAGGTATCAAACTGGGCCGGGAGCGCAAGATATGCGTAACTTGTTTCAACAGGCTCCACAGGGATTTACTCGACGTTCTGGGCCTGCAACTCAAGCACTTGTGCATTTTTATAACCCAAATACTGGGGAAATTTGGACAGCGCCTGATGGCAGTTACGTTCCTCCCGAAGGTTGGGAAGTAGTATCTCAAGGAGCAATGGAGGGAATATACAACCAACAGCAAAACGCTCAACAGCAACAGGCTGATCAGCAAAGTTTGTTTCAACAGCAGATGGATGATTATATGCGACAGATTCAGCAGATGATGAATCAGCAGACTAATCAGCAGACTAATCAGCAGACTAATCAGCAGACTAATCAGCAGACTAATCAGTACCCTCATGGTAGAATGCCTGATTTTGCAGAATATGTTAAGTCTTATCCTAAATTGCTTCAGGCATATAAAAAGAAATACGGCGATGATATGAGCAAATTGATGCCTTGGGGAAGACAGCACTGGCGCAAACACGGCAAGGAAGCAGGAAGAGATATGCAGTTTCAGGCCGCGCCTAAGTATGATCCTTCGCTGTTTAAAGGCAAAAAGATTGCAGACCTTGAAAATAAATTCAGGGCTGATCAGGATACTGCGGCGCGTCATCAGGCTAAGATGTGGAGACAACAGCATATGGACGCGGCTAAAAAGAAATATGGATTTGGCACTGATGACTTTAATAAATCAGAATATATCAAACAAAGAAATCAAATCGCCAGTAGACACAGAAGAATGGTAGGCGCAGGAGATAAAACCCTAAAATCTGGTACGGTTATACCGGGATATAATCCATAGTGTATGCTAGTCGCCATAAATGAAAGGGCGTTAGCAACAGGTAAAAATGTTGATGCCGCTATTAAACTAGCGGAATGGGCTAGAACAGCAGACTATGATTCAGTTGTTAAAGCATACGCTGAATGTCATCGTGATCCTAACATTGATGATTCTTTTATTCGCACTCTCACTCAGTGTGACAGGTTTTATCTTGGCGTGTTTATCTGTAATCGCCATGATATGCTACATCCTTGGATATATGAAAGATGTAGAGAGGTCGAATGCAACAAAGATGATCATTTAGACTTATGGGCTAGATTTCATTACAAGTCAACTATAATAACTTTCCTTGGTTGTGTTCAGGAGATTTTGTGTAATCCTGACATTACTATAGGTATTCTTTCATATTCAGCAAGGCAGGCAAAGCCTTTTCTCAGGCAAATAATGCAGGAGTTTGAGTCAAATGAAAAACTCCAAGATTTATTTCCTGATATTTTGTGGAAAAATCCCAAGCATCAAGCGCCCAAGTGGGCGGAAAATGAAGGAATCTGTGTTAATAGGTTTGCTAACCCTAAAGAGCAAACAGTCGAGGCGCATGGACTTGTCGATGGTCAGCCTACTGGACGACATTTTTCACTCATTGTTTATGACGATGTTGTAGTTCAGGAGTCTATCAACACTCCAGAACAAATTAAAAAGACAACTACCCAATGGGAACTGTCTTTGAACCTTGGTTCTACACATGATCCAAGATACCAATACGCGGGAACTAGGTACGCATATGGCGACACATATGGAACAATACTACAAAGAGCCGCAGTCAAACCTAGAATACATCCCGCAACCTACAATGGTCAGATGGATGGTGAACCAGTATTTCTTGCCGAAAAACGTTGGGAAGAAATCAAAAAAACTACATCCACATATACCGTAGCCTGTCAGCAACTGCTCAATCCGATTATCGGAAGTGACGTATCGTTTAAGCAGGAATGGTGGAATGAGTGGGAAGTAAGGCCATACACATTAAACGTGTATATAATGGTTGACCCCGCTCACTCAAAAAAGAAAGAGTCAAACAGAACTGCGTTTGCAGTAGTCGGAGTAGATGCCAACTTTAACAAATACCTGCTAGACGGCGCTTGTCATAGAATGTCTCTTTCTGAAAAATGGGAGATGCTCAAACGACTGCGCCGAAAGTGGAAGAGAGCGCCGGGAGTTAGAGAGGTTAAGGTAGGATACGAAAGGTACGGCGCACAAAGCGACATAGAACACTTTAAAGCAATGATGTCTGCTGATGGCAGTAACTTTCCTATCTATGAACTTAACTGGGTTGGCGGCGGTGGCTCCCAATCAAAGAAGGATAGGATACAAAGACTAGAGCCAGACCTTAAAGACGGTTCTTTCTTTTTCCCCTATCCTACTGATGAGAAAATGCTAACATCTTATCAAAGAGATTTTAAAGAACGTAAGCAATCTTTCCTTATCTCCAAAAAAATAATTTGTATAGACGAAGATCGAAAGACTTACGACTTAACTAAATGGGTTAAGGATAACGAGTATAACCTCTTTCCTACTATACACCCTGACTTTTTAGATGCTTTATCCCGCGTGTATGATATAGACCCCATGCCTCCTAGATCAGGAAATAGGGGCAGGAGTTTGGAACCACCCGCAGAGGCTCGTTATTAATGGCTAGAACAAGAAGAGTTGGCAGAAGAAACTACCCTCCAAGAAGGGTTGCTTATAAGATGTCCAACAAAAATTTTTATGAGAAACAACCAAGAAAGTTTCCGTTTGGTGTGTTTCCATATGTTCAGCCTTACTATTGGGTTGCAGGTTACTGTGAGAGTGAAACATGGTGAGTTCGATAATTTAAACAGCGCGGTAACCGGACATTAAATATGAAAACACTAGTACTAGCACTCGCGCTGATTGCATCTCCCTTGATGGCTCAAACACCCCCGGTAGGAATTAAACCTGTAATGGTACGTATGCAGTTATTCTGCGCTGATTCATTTGAGTTTTTAATGAATGTTCTTGCAGTAGATTTTGGTGAAGCACCAGTAGCAATGGGCTACTTGAAAGAAGGCGCAGAAGAAGCAACGACTGTTGTATTTTTCCGCAACGAAAGCAATACCCAATCT